GATTGTAAAGTAATGAATACTGAAATGTATTTATCTAGTATCCAGTATGGTGGTGTATTTGTTGGTAGAACAATGGATACAAGTAAAGTTGAAAATTGTTTTGCTGTAAATATTACTACAAATACTGGCAGTTTAGATGGTGCTGTAAGTAATATATTACATTCATCTACTGTATCTGATTGTTTCTATGTAGATAATAATGATATTACAGATAATGGTAATGGTACACCACTTACTGATAGTGAAGCTAGAACAAAACAGACTTTCCTAGATGCTGGTTGGGATACTCATATTTGGAAATTAGAAGATGGTAATTACCCTGTATTGGAGTTTACACCACAGATAGAGACTAGAGGGGTTAATGTACCTCTAGAGCTTATAGTGTCCTCACAGACTATCCTAGAGCGTCTATCAGACGGTTCTATGGTTGATATAAGTGTTGATGTTAACTCACAGATACTATTAGAGAAGTTTTCTAGTGGTAATGATGTTAGTCTAGAATTAGATATAAACTCACAAACATTATTAGAGAAGTATCAAAATGGAGAAAGTATTAATATTGGTATTGGAATTAATTCACAGACATTACTTGAGAAGATAAAAAAAGGTTCTAATATTGATTTAAATATAGATATAAACTCACAACAGTTAGAAGTAATACAAAAAGGTGCTAAAGTTGAATTACAAATTTATGTTTCTAAAAGAAGAAGAATATTACTTGTAAGAGAGGAAGTATTATTAGCTGATTTAAAGAGAGGTGTTATTTTAGAGGCAGGTAGACGAAACTAATTTAGTTTAAAGAGAGGTGATTGAATGATACCTACTAGTGAAGATTTTGAAGTTTATCAAGGTAACTCCAAAAGAATTGTTTTTAAAACATCAGGTATCAATGATTTAAGTAAAATAGATGAAATTCATTGGTATGTAGTTTATAACATTAATGAAGATGATGTAATTTTACAGAAAAGTTATCCAGGTGAAATTAATATAGAAGTTGATAAGGAAGATAGCTCTATTTATAATATATTCTTTATGTTAAATGAAAATGATACTCTAAATTTAGAACCAAGGAAATATGACCATGAATTAAAGTTGGAAGATACAGATTTAAATGAAGCTTTTGTATCTACAATTAGTAGAGGAGAATTTGTTGTAAAGGACTCAGTAAATACTTAGATATTACAGAAAATAATATAAATTGTTAAACCTGGTCTTTTTTGGTATCCTATGACCGAAAACTGAGGAGACTGTAGGCAGAAGGAGACTGCCGTAACAAAATCGAACAGAAAATAAAAGGAGTGAATATTAATGGATTTAGTAGAAGTTTTAGGTGAAGAGCTTGCTGAACAAGTTAAAGGTAAAATGGGTGATGATGTAATACTAGTTAAGGAAGAAAATCATGTAACCAAAAGTTCCTTTAATAAAGAAAGAGAGAAACTTAAAGAAGAAAAAGAAGCTCTTGAAACTCAGCTAAAAGAAAGAGACAGTCAATTCAATCAATTAAAAGAGGATAGTACTACATCAGAAGAGTTAAAAACTAAAATTGAAGAATTACAAAATGCTAATGAGAAAGAAAAAGAAGAGATGCAGAAGAAGTTGGAACAGACTAGACTTGAGTCAGAGATTGATAAAAGACTGTTAAAAGAGAAGGCAAGAAACCCTAAAGCAGTTAAAGCATTAATGAGTATGGAAGAAGTTTCTATTGGTGAGGATGGTATTGAAGGTTTAGATGAGCAGTTAGAGAGTCTAAAAGAGACTGATGATTATTTATTTGAACAAGAAGGAAAGAAAGATGTTGGTAAGCAAACAAATCCTGGTGAAAGTAATGATGAACCTGATACTAGGGAATGGGCTAAGAAACAAATAGACAAATTTGGAAGAATGTAACATTACTAAAATAAATTAAAACAAATTATAAGGAGAGATTTTAAATGGCTAACACAATTGAATTAGCACAAAAGTACACAACTTTATTGGATGAACAGTATAAGAGGGAATTAACTTCTAGTGTATTAAGTATTCCAGACGAATTAGTAAGACAAGCACAAGGTGCAGGAGAAATTTTACTGCCTAAGATTGTTGTAGATGGATTAGGAGATTATGATAGAGCTACAGGTTACCCAGAAGGAAGCGTAAACTTTAGTTGGGAAACTCATTCTCTAGGACAAGATAGAGGTGTAGAATTTACTATTGATAGACAGGACAATGAAGAAGCTTTAGACTCTGTATTTACATTTGCTTCTAGTCAATTTGCTAGAACAAAAGTTGCTCCAGAATTTGATGCTTATAGATATGCTCAACTAGCAGCTAAAGCTCCAACTGCTCAAACTGTAAATGCTGATTTAACAGTTTCTGATACAGTAGAAGCAATTGAAACTGCTCTAGTATCTATTGATAATAATGAAGTACCAAGAGAAGGATTATATCTATTTGCTAGTCCTCAAACAATTAGTAACATGAGAAATTCTGACTTGTTTGATAGACAGATGGCACAAATTGGTGATAGAAAAGTAGATACTTATGATAATATTCCTGTAATCAAAGTACCTCAAAGCAGATTTAATGATGCTATTACTCTTAATAATGGTGCTTCTACTTATGGTTTCTCTGCCACTGGAAATGCTATTAACTTTATGTTAGTACATCAAAGTGCAGGACTACCTATTGTTAAGCAACAAGAACTAAAAATCTTTGACCCTAACACTAACCAAAGAAAAGATGGTTGGTTAATGCAGTCTAGAGTATATCACGATATCTTTACTCCAGACAATAAAGTTAATGGAATTTATGTTCACACCGAAGCTATTGTGTAAATAGTTAGGAGTTGTTAACTGATGATTACAATTAAAGAAAGAGGTTGTTATAGGCACGTGTCAAAGCGTGCCTTCAACCAAAAATGGAAAGACTTAGGATATGAAATTGTAGAAGAAGAAAGTAATGATATTAAAGAAGAAAATAAAGATCAAGCTACTTTAGAAGATTATACTGTTGTAGAGTTAAGAGAGATTGCTAAAGAATTAGACATGACTGGTTATTACTCACTAAAGAAGGATGATTTAATAGATAAAATTAAGAAGGTGAGATAAAAGGTACTGTTATATTAAGTATTTGATAAAGAGGTGATTAAATGGCAGTTACAATTATGGTTGATGAAAACAGTTATATAAGTTTAGAAGATGCAGAAGATTATTTTGAAATGAGGTTAAATAATTCTGATTGGAATGAGACTACTGATGTTGATAAAAAGAAAGCATTAATTACAGCTACAAAGAGAATAGATTATCTTAATTTTATTGGTAGAAAGTCCAGTTCTAATCAACCATTAGAATTTCCTAGAGTTTATTCACACTCACCTAATTACTTTTTCCCAGAAGACCAAAGTATAGTGAGTGGGACTAAACCTCAACAATTACTAGATGCTACTTGTGAAGAAGCTCTTGCTCTAATAAAACAAAATAATAAGTTAGAAGAGAAGTTACAAGATGGTATAGAGAAAGAGTCCATAGGAGACACTAGCAGGACGTATAACAGCGATGTAGTTAAGTTTAAACAACAGGGTAGGGGTTTAGTAAGTCCAGAGGCAAAATCTCTCCTAAGAGGCTATATAAAGTCCACAGTAAGGTTGGGATAATATGATAGAAGATTACTTAAATCAAAAAGCTACTTACTGGGTAGGAGAAACTGATGGTTTTGGTGGCTACTCTTGGTCTAATCCAAAGATTGCTTATGTTAGATGGCAAGATAAAGTTGATAAAACTAAAGATAATATGGGTAAAGAAGTAGTTAGTACAAGTCAAGTTTGGTTAAATAAAGACTTACCATATAGGTACAAAACAATTAGACTATATAGAGGAGAAACTAATGAGTCTGACCCATTAAATGTTGATAGTTATGAAGTAATAACAACCTCTATTAGAGTTGATATAGATGGTAATTTTGATGGATATAAGGTGTGGTTATAATGGAGGGATTAACAGGATTAAAGAATGTTGAGAGAAATTTAAATGAAGCTATTGAAGAGATTAAAGGTGATGTATCAGAAGGTGTACAAGATGTTGGTTTAGACTTATTAAGCGAAAGTGTTAAACTTGCACCTGTTATGACTGGTACTCTTAGAGGTAGTGGTTATGTTGAGTTTAATAACCAACAGATAGCAGAAGGTACTGAAATGGGTACTATAATTAAAAACCCTCTTATAATTGAAGCTATTGATAACCCATCAGCAGAAATAGGTTTTGGTGAAGAATATGCAGTTAAACAACATGAAGAAGTAGAATATAACCACCCTAAAGGTGGACAAGCTAAATATTTAGAAGAGCCTATGAAGAATAATACAATGAAGTATGTAGATTTAATAAGAAAGAAAGCGAAGGTGGATTAGAATGAGTACACCTGCTAATGATTTAAAAGATATTTTAGAGAACAAAGGTGTAGCAGTATTTAAGGAAGATATGCACATATCAAAAGAACCTGCTAAACCTAATAATGTTATTACTCTATATGATACAGGTGGTTATCCTCCTAATCCTAAATTTTCACAAGGACAACCTACTGTGTTAATTCGTGTTAGAAATTCTAGTTATGTCAATGGGTATGATAAGTGTGTAGAAATAAAAGATGCTTTATTAGGATTACCTAAACAAGTTATTAATTCTACCACCTATGTAGGTATCTGGATGGAAAGTGATATAGGTTTTATAGAGTATGATGAAAATGGAAGAGCAATTTGGACAATGAATTTTAGAATAAGTAGAGAACCCACACCAAGTGGGAATAGAAATTAAAAATAAGGAGTGTTAAATTATGAGTCAAGCAGCTTATGAAAAAACAATTAATGTAGATACTAATGAAGCACCTGCTAATAGTGCTAGCATGGATATGGGTGGGGAAATTCTAGACGATACTAAATTTACTAATGTTGCAGGTTATAGAAGTAGATTTTATGGTTTAAGAGATTGGTCTATGTCTCTAACTCTAGAACATTCACCTAGTGACCCAGCGTTTACAGCTTTAAAGAGTGCATGGTTAAATAGAGAAGGTGTAGATGTAGAATATTTACCTGATGGTACAGCAGGATTTTCTGGTGTTGGTGTAGTTGAGTCTTTCAATTATTCTGGTGCAGTAGCAGATAAAGAGACAGTAGAAGTTACAATTCAAGGTAATGGTCAATTAACAGAAGTATAAATATAATCTCAAATACAAGGTGGTGATTTAATGAGCACAGCAGGATACAATACAGTTATTAAAAGAAATGGTACAGTTACAGCTTTTAATGCTGAGTCAATGACTGCTACTACTTTAACCAACCAATATCAAATAGATGATACATCTAAAGAGGTTTGGGATACTTCTGTTGAGCCTACTTTTTATGAGGATGCATCAGCAATTCCTTCTTCTGATATAGAAAATATTAATTATCTATTTGGAAAAGTTACTTTCTCTACAGAAAAGACTGGAGCAATTACAGTTGATGGAGAGTACTTTCCTACACAGACTATAAGTTATGGTAGAGAATATACTCTTGATCAATCTGTTAATCTAGAAGATGCAAGTAATTATGATGATGCTCAAAGTAATAATGGATACAGAACATATGTCTCTACATTATGGGATATAAATGCTTCTATTACAAGGTTAATTTCTGATTTAACTGAGGCAGATATTCTCTTCAATATTTGGGAGAATGGT